GCGGCCGAAACCACGGGCCGCGTTTGTCACGGGATCGAGCTGAACCCCGCCTACGTCGATGTGGCGGTGGAGCGCTGGCAGCAGTTCACCGGCCAAGCCGCAACGCTGGATGGCACAGATCAGACCTTCGCCGAACTGGCGACAACCCCACGCTGAGACCCGTGAATGAGTTGGCTCTACATTCCTCCGGAGACACTTCCGGAGCCGCAGATCTGTTCTTCGGCCTGTCGCTGTGCGCCGGAGCTGGCGGGATCGACCTCGGCCTCACCATTGCCTGCCGCGGGTATCGAACTGTGTGTTACGTCGAGCGGGAAAGTTACGCTGCGGCCATCCTCGTGGCGCGGATGGAAGACAAGGCCCTGGATAAAGCACCTCTCTGGGACGACATTACCACCTTCGATGGCCACCCGTGGTGTGGAACGGTGGATATCCTCACTGGCGGCTATCCATGTCAACCTTTCAGCATCGCGGGCCAGCGCAAGGGGGCGCAGGATCCCCGCCATCTATGGCCACACTTTGCGCGGATCATCGGTGAATGCCAACCCGAATGGGTGTTTCTGGAAAATGTCGCCAATCACCTCAACCTCGGTTATCGCGAGGTCAGAGGCGAGCTGGAAGGCCTGGGCTACGGGGTTACGGAAGGATTGTTTACGGCGGCAGAAGTCGGCGCGCCGCACAAACGCCAGCGGCTGTTCATCCTCGCCCGACGAAACCAACTGGCCGACACCGCGAGCCAGCGCGAACGAAAACCGGCAGACGAAACCGACGCCGTCGCAACTGACCGGAAAGCACGGGATGAATCTCGCGACCAAGGCGGCGATGTGGCCCACGCCCTTGGCAAGCAACGGCAACAAGCCGAGCGGCGGCAATCGCAGAACAGCCGACCTGAGCCATGTGGCAGGGATGTGGTCGCACCACCCGCAGTGGTCGCACCACTCGCTGTGGCCGACACCGCTGGCGCGAGATTGGAAGGGCACCAACAGCCCCGAACATGTGCGGCAACTGCCACCGGCGCGCAACCACATGGATCAACTGGCGAATTTTGCCGTGTATTCCCGCCAAGCCCTGACGATCTCGCAGGCTGGCAAGACTACCTGCGATCAGCGCCGCAGCTTGAACCCTCTGTTCGTCGAGGCGCTGATGGGCTGGCCAACCGCGTGGACCGACTTCGACTTTGCGGCAACGGCGTGGTTCCCTTGGTTGCAGCGCATGCGTTCCGAATTCTTGCGGCTCGGTTTGATAACGACGGCTGACGAGGCCGCACTATGAAACAAACGCGCCATTTCGCGCCTTGTGTCGGTCAAACGCCAAGTTGGGAAACGAATACCGCCGCCCGAACCGGACTGCGGCAACAATGGTTGGAAATGATCAGGAGGCGATTTTATAGGTTCGCCCGCGCCCCTCGATTTTCTCGGAGGTGATGGTCAGCCCCAGCCGTTTTTTCAACGTGCCCGAAATGGCCCCGCGAATAGTATGCGGCAACCATTTCGTGGCCTTGGCAATTTCAGAAATTGATGCCCCGTCGGGGGCTTCGAGCATCTCGATCAGCATGGCCTGCTTGGTGCCTGCGCGGGGTTTCGGTGTGGTCTGTTCCGGTTTCGACACAACCGGCTCAACTCCGATAGCCTCAAACCCCGCGCCGGTGATGACCAGCGTGATGCCGTGGCCGTCGCCGGTCTTGCGCCATGTGGGTTCGCCGTTGCGGATGTCGGCCTCGACCTCGTCCAGCAGCCCGCGTTTGATCAGCGGTACGATTACCTTGTTGGCGGCCCCGCCCCGCAGGCGGTCGGGCAGCGGCAGGGCAATTCGGTCATCTTGCTGGGACGCGCGGGAAAGAATAAGCGTTTGTGTTTCTGTAAGTTTGCTCATCATTTTGCCTCCCGTGCGGCGGCCAGCCCTGCGGCGTAGGCGGCCTCTAGCGCGGCCTGAACGCCCCAGACCGAAACCTCGTGAAAGTCGAGGCTGTCGCTTTTGCGCTCTTCCAGCGTCTCGATAAAGAGGTGCTTTTGGGCAATGCTGGCCAGCAGGTCGGCGGGGGCGGTTTGGTTGGTTTTGCTTGTCATGGTTTTGCTCCTTTTCGTTGTCATCAGATTCGCTCTTATCACAGGTCTAATCAACGATAATCGACGTAATTTCAGTGCTTTATGGGCGGCCATATGATTGTAATCCAACAAGGGAAACATGCCGGAAATGGGCCTTTCACGCAGGAAATATGCCACCCGTCGCGGGGTCAGCGAAAAGGCTGTGCGCAAGGCGATTGCGGCGGGCCGGATCACGGTGGAAGCGGACGGCACCATTGATCCGGTAAAGGCCGATCGGCAGTGGGCAACGCAAACCGATCCCGCCATGCAGCGGGGCCAATCTGCGCGGGCTACCACCAAGCCGGTGCCCAAATCTGCTCTCCGCGCCGTGGATGAAACCCTGCGCGATGCCGGCTCCCTGTCGGAGACCGGCGGAGAAATGTCTTTTATGCGCGCCCGCATGGCCAACGAGGTGCTGAAGGCGCAAACCGCCAAACTGCGGTTGCAAAAGATGAAGGACGAGCTGGTCGATCGCAGCAGCGCCACCGCCATGGTGTTTGATCTGGCGCGGCGCGAGCGCGATGCCTGGCTGAACTGGCCCTCGCGCGTTGCGGCCAATATGGCGGCCGAACTGGGCGTGGATACGCATTTGACCGAACAGGTGCTGGATAAATACCTGCGCGCCCACCTCGCCGACATGGCGGAGATAGAGATTGCGCTCAGGTGAATTTGCCACTGGGTTTGAGGGTGGGTTTGAAGGTGCGGACGAACTCCTGCGCGCCTGGAAAGCGGGGCTTGCACCGGACCCGCTGCTGACGGTTTCCGAGTGGTCGGACAGGCACCGGATCCTGTCGTCGCGCTCGGCCTCCGAAGCCGGTCCCTACCGCACCGCCCGCACGCCGTTTATGCGCGAGATTATGGACGCGCTGTCGCCAAGCCACCCCGCACGCCGCGTTGTGTTCATGAAATCCGCCCAGGTCGGCGCAACCGAAGCGGGCAACAACTGGATCGGCTATTGCATCCACCGCGCACCGGGTCCGTTTCTGGCAGTGCAGCCGACGGTCGATCTGGCCAAGCGGCTCAGCCAGCAGCGGATCAACCCGCTGGTCGAGGAAAGCCCCGAGCTGCGCGCGCTGATCATGCCGTCGCGCTCGCGGGATTCCGGCAATACCATTCTGGCGAAGCAATTCCCCGGCGGGCAGCTGATTTTGACCGGCGCGAACTCGGCGGTGGGCCTGCGCTCGATGCCGGCGCGCTGGATATTTCTGGACGAGGTCGATGCCTATCCGGGCGACATTGACGGCGAAGGCGATCCGATTGCACTGGCGGAGGCCCGCACCATCAGTTTCGGGCACCGCGCCAAGGTGTTTTTGACCTCGACCCCGACCATCAAGGGCGTGAGCCGGATCGAGCGGGAGTATGATGTGTCCGACCAGAGGCGGTATTTTGTGCCCTGTCCCCATTGCGGCGGTATGCAGTGGTTGCAGTTCGAGCGGTTGCGCTGGGCAAAAGGCCACCCCGAAACCGCGCGCTATGTCTGCGAACATTGCGAGGAGCCGATCGAGGAACGGTTCAAAACGCAAATGATGGACGAGGCCAACGGGGCCTGCTGGATGCCGACCGCCGATGACGCAACCCGCACGGTGGCCGAGGCGGCCGGTGTGGTCGGCTATCATATCAACGGGCTGTATTCGCCGCTGGGCTGGCTGGGCTGGGCGGAAATTGCCCGCAGTTGGGAGGAAGCGGTAGGCAATGACGCCGCCTTGAAAACCCTCAAAAACACCGTGCTGGGCGAGACATGGCAGGAACGCGGCGAAGCGCCTGACTGGCAGCGGCTTTACGAGCGGCGCGAGGATTACCAGCTCGGCCATGTGCCCGCCGGTGTGCTGGTGCTGACGGCGGGCGCGGATGTGCAGCGCGACCGGATCGAGATCGACATCTGGGGCTGGGGCCGCAACCTGCAATCCTGGCTGATCGAGCATGTGGTGATTGATGGCGATACCGCCAGCCCTGAAGTCTGGGCGCAATTGTCGGAATTCCTCGCCACCACATGGCCGCATGTGGATGGTGCCCGCATGGCATTGGCGCGCATGGCAATTGATACCGGCGACGGGGTCACCACCGCCATGGTTTACGCCTGGGTGCGCGCGGCCGGTCGGGGTCAGGTGATTGCCATCAAGGGCGTGGGCGGGTTTGACCGCTCCACACCGGTGGACGGGCCGACTTACGTTGAAACCACCGAGGGCGGGCGTAAGCTCAAACGCGGCGTGCAGCTGTGGAAAGTGGCGGGCGCGGTGTTCAAATCCGAGCTTTACCGCCTGCTGCGGCTGAACCCGCCCACGGATGATGAACTGGCGGAAGGTAGTGAATGGCCTGCCGGATATGTCCACATCCCGAAAGGCACGCCCGCCGAGTGGTTCCGCCAGCTGACCGCCGAGCATCTGATGGTGACCAAAACCCGTCAGGGCTTTCAAAAACTTGAATGGCAGCAGATGCGCGAGCGCAACGAGGCGCTGGATTGTCGGGTCTATGCCCGCGCGGCCGCGTGGCTGATGGGGATTGATCGCTGGGATGAGAAACGCTGGGAGCAGCTGGAAGAACAATTGCGGCCGGGAAAGATCGAGGCAGCGCCTGCAGGCGTGCCGAACCGGCCAACACAACAACACATAAAGCGCCGCCCCTCCGACTGGATGGGAACGCGCAGAGGAAAATGGTTCTGAGATATGGCATATACGCAAACCGAGCTGGATGCATTGAAGGCGGCCTTTGCCGCTGGCGTGCTGCGCCTGACCTATGACGGCAAATCTGTGGAATACGGCAGTGCGGAGGATATGCTGCGCCGGATTTCCGTGATCGAGGGGGAAATGGCCAAGGCCGGAGGCAGGCCCCTGCCGGTGGCGGGGTTTGCCACCTCGCGCAGGGCGCGCTGATGAAAACAACCAAACCAAATGTGCGCTGGGGTTTGCTGGACGCAGCCATTTCCAGCATCGCGCCGCGCACCGCCTCGCGCCGTTATGCCGCCCGAGTGGCGATTGCCAATATGCGCCGTGGCTATGACGGGGCCACGCGCGGGCGGGCCACCGACGGCTGGGTGGCGGGCGGCACCTCGGCGGATACCGAGATTGCCGTGGCCGGTCCCCTGTTGCGGGCGCGCATGCGCGATCTGGTGCGCAATAACGCCATTGCAGCGCAGGCGGTGCAGGTGCTGGTCAACAATATCGTCGGTTCGGGCATTATTCCCCGCGCCAATACCGGCGATGCGGAGCTGGACAAGACCGTCGATCAGCTTTGGCAGCGCTGGGCGGCCAGCTGTGATGCCCACGGGCACACAACGTTTCAGGGGCTGTTGAGCCTTGCCGTGCGGGAAATGATCGAGGGTGGCGATGTGTTTGCCCTCAAGCGTCCGCAGCGCAAGAATGCCGCCGGAGGGGTTCCGCTGCGTATCGAGTTGCGCGAGGCGGATCATCTCGACGAGGCCCGCATCAACCGGCTGCGCGATGGTTCCGGCATTCGTCAGGGCATCGAATACGACAAAACCGGTAAGCGCGTGGCCTACTGGATGCACCCCCACCACCCGGGCGACAGCCTGGTTACCGCACAAACTTCGCCGGTGCGCCTGCGCGCCGACATGGTTGCGCATCTGTTCGAGCGCCAGCGGGTGCAGAACCGTGGCGTGCCCTGGGGCACCCCGGCGATGCGCGCCATTCGCGATGTCGATGACTGGCAGAACGCCGAACTCGTGCGCAAGAAAACCGAGGCCTGCCTTGTCGGCATTGTGTTCGGTGCCGAGGAAGACCAGATGTCGATCGCCCCCACGGTGCAGGACGCCGACGGCAACCGCGTGGAGCAGTTCGAGCCGGGGCTGATCGCCTATGCGCGCGGTGGCAAGGATATCAAGTTCAACCAGCCCGCCAGCACCGCAGGTGTTTATGAATGGCACCGCGTGCAGCTCCATATCATCGCCGCCGGTTTCCGCGTGCCCTATGCGCTGATGACCGGCGATCTGAGCCAGACGAACTTTGCCTCCTCGCGCGTTGGTTTGAATGAATTCCGCCGCATGGTGGCGCAGATCCAGCACCAGACAATTATCCCGATGTTTTGCCAACCGATCTGGCGCTGGTTCATTGAAATGGCACAGGTGGCGGGACTGCTGCCGATGGATGCGCATATTCCGGCCCAGTGGACGCCGCCCCGCTTTGAAAGCGTCAACCCGTTGCAGGATGCGCAAGCCGACATGCTCGAGGTGCGGGCCGGATTTTCCAGCCTGCCACAACAGATTGCGCGGCGCGGCCTGGATCCCGAAACCCTGATTGCCGACTGGGCCGCCTTTGCCGACAAGACCGACGCGCTCAATCTGGTGTTCGACAGCGATCCGCGCCTCGTCAGCAAGGCGGGCCTTGCCCAGACCACGGACCCGAGCCAGCCGCCGGATCAGGGTAATACCTGAAGGAGATAAATATGCCCAAAACCACTATAGAGCTTCCGGCCCTGAGCCGCGAAGCGCATTTGCGCGCCGAAACCGTGAACGAGGCCGCGCGCACCGTCGAGATTGTCTGGACCAGCGGAGCCACCGTGCGCCGCAACCGGCTGTTTCAGGATGCAATCGACGAAGAACTATCAGTCGATCCCGACGCCGTGCGCCTGGAGCGCCTGAACGCGGGCGCACCGTTTCTGAACACCCACCGTGCGGGATCGCTGGAATCCGTGCTCGGCGTGGTCGAGGCCGGTTCCGCCCGCATTGAAAACGGTCTCGGCACCGCCACCATCCGATTTTCCGAACGCGCCGAGGTGGAGCCGGTGTTTCGCGATATCGCCGCCGGCATCATCCGCAATGTCTCGGTCGGCTACCGCGTGCATCGTTATGACATCGAAAAACGCGACGGCGCACCCGAGCTTTGGCGCGCGGTCGACTGGGAGCCGCTGGAAATCTCCGCCGTTCCCATCGGGGCCGATCCGGGCGCGCAGGTGCGCAGCGATGATCAAACCGAGGCCCACAGCCCCTGCATTCTGACGCGGCAGGAAACCGAAATCACGAAAGGAAACAAAATGCCCAAGAACAAAAAAGCGGGCGGTGACACCACCGAGGCCCGCAGTGAAGAAGTCGAAGTGCAGACCCGCACCACAGTGCAAACCCCTGCGCCCGAAGCCGACACACGGCCCGATCCGGACGCCATCCGCAGCGAGGAACGCCAACGCGCCTCCGAAATCATGACCCTGTGCCGCCGCCATGATCTGGATACTCTGGCGGCCGATCTGATCGGGCGTGGCGCTACCCTCGATGCCGCCCGCGCCGAAATCCTCGACAAGATCGCCGATGCCGACCCACTACAGGGCCGCGTGCATGAACCGGCCCCCGCCATGGCGCGTGGCAATGGCGATGCCGACACCGCCTATCGCGAGGCCGTCGCCGGTGCCCTGCTGCATCGCCATAACCCCGCGTCGCACGAACTCACCTCCGACGGGCGGGATTTTCGCGGCATGTCCCTGATCGAGTTGGCCCGCCACGCGCTGGAGCGTCACGGCCATTCGACCCGTGGCATGTCCCGCCTCGAATTGGCCGGCGAGGCGCTCGGCACCCGCGCCGCCGGTGCCATGTCCACTTCGGACTTCCCGATCATCCTTGCCAATGTCGCCAACAAAACCCTGCGCCAGGCCTACGCCAGCAGCCCGCGCACCTTTGCGGCTTGGGCACGTCGCGCCACTATTACCGATTTCAAACCGGTCAGTCGCACGCAAATCGCCGGTGCGCCGGATCTGGAAAAAGTGCTGGAAAGCGGTGAATTCAAATACGGCTCCATCGGCGAAGGCAAAGAAACCTATGCGCTGGCCACCTACGGGCGGATTGTGGCGATCACCCGTCAGGTGCTGATCAACGATGATCTCGATGCCTTCACCCGCATCCCCTCGGCTTTCGGTGCGGCCGCCGCCGATCTGGAAAGCGATATTGTTTACGCGATCCTCACGCAAAATCCGACCATGGCCGACAACAAGGCGCTGTTTCACGCCAGCCACGGCAACCTCGGCACCGCCGCCGGTGTGACCGAAACCGCGCTCGGCGAGGCCTATCGCAAGTTCGGCTCGCAAAAGGGGCTGGAGGGCCGTCTGATTTCGATCCTGCCGAGTTACATCATCACGCCGCCCGGGGCGCGCGCTATTGAAGCCCGCAAACAGATGACCCAGACCACACCCTCGGCCACGGCCGACGTCAACACATTCGCGGGGCGGTTGCAGGTGATCGAGGAGCCGCGCCTGATCCCCTCCACCGGCAACGATCCGTGGTTTCTGGCGGCCGACCCTTCGCGGGTTGATACGATCGAATACGCCTATCTCGACGGGCAGGAAGGCGTCTATACCGAAACCCGCTCGGGATTCGAGGTTGACGGCATCGAGATCAAAGCACGGCACGATTTTGCCGCCAAGGCCATCGACTGGCGCGGGCTGTTCAAAAACGCGGGTGTGTAATCAACCCTTCTGACGGAGAACCCCCATGAAAAACTATGTTTCCACAGGCGACCGCCTGTCCTTCACCTCCGGTGCCGCCATCGCTTCGGGCGACGCGGTGCAACTCGGCGCGCTGTTCGGCGTGGCCACCGGCGATATTGCCAATGGTTCCGAAGGCACCATCAAGCTGACCGGTGTCTTTGATCTGGCCAAAGCCCCCTCGCAATCCTGGGCAATCGGGGCCAAGGTCTATTGGGACGCCACCAACTGGCGGGCCACCACGACCGCCACCGGCAACACGCTGATCGGCGCGGCGGCTTTGGCCGTCGGCGGCAGCGCCTCCGAAACCATCGGCCGCGTGCGCCTTAACGGCACCGTTTAATGGGCGCGACGGATGCTGCACTGGCGGCGTTGTTTGCCAACCCTGTTATGGGCAAAGCGGCGACGTGGTTCCCGGGTGGCGCTGGTTCGGGGCACTCCCTGCGCCTGATCCTGCGTTCGCCCGATACCGTGACCGGGTTCGGCGCGGCGCGGGTCTGGTCGGAAACCGTGGTTGCCGACATTCGGGTGGGCGAGGCCCCAGGCCTTGCAACCGGCGACCGGATCGATATCGACGGGGTATTTTATACTGTGCAGGGCGAACCGGTGCGGGACCGCGAACGCCTGATCTGGACGGTGGAACTGGTGCCGCTATGAGGTTGAGCGTCGCGTTCTCGCCCGATCTGGTCGCCCTGCTGGAACAGGAGATCAAAGCCGGTGAGCGCGCGGTGACCGCCGCCATGAAATCCGCCGGCGCGGAATTGAAACAGGACTGGCGAGACCAAATCACCCGCGCCGGTCTGGGCCACCGCCTGCCGCGCACCATCCGCAACCGGACCTATCCGACCAGCGGCGACAGCATCAATGCCGCCGCCTTCATCTGGAGCAACGCACCGGAAATCCTCAACGCCCATGATCGCGGCGCACTTATCCGCTCGAAATCCGGCTTCTGGCTGGCAATCCCGACCGAGGCCGCCGGAAAAGGCCGTCGCGGTGCGCGCATGACACCGGCGGAATGGGAGCGGCGTCGAGGCATGCGGCTGCGGTTCATCTATCGCCGCAACGGGCCGAGCCTGCTGGTGGCCGAAAAAGCGCGGATAAATACGCGCGGCACGGCGGTAGCTTCGCGCTCTAAAACCGGGCGTGGACAGGTTAGCGCGCCGATATTTCTGCTGGTGCCGCAGGTGAAACTGCGCAAACGGCTGGATCTGGCGCGGGATGCGGAAAAGGTGGCGGGATCGGTGCCGGGGTTGATTGTGGAGAAGTGGGTGGAGGGGTAAGCGCGTTTTGCGGTATGTTACAGATACTCGATATCCGCCCGCGCCAATGCCGCCAGTTTTGGTAGGCCGTTTTTAATCAGGTCCATCAGGAATTCGGAACGGGTGAATGGTGGATTATCATAACGCTGCCGGACCTGTTTCAGCACTCGCACCCCGCTCTTGGGAAACAGATCATAGGTGTTGGCCAGAAAGTCATCGGCTCCGAGCGTTTCGACGCCATATGCCTCAAGCGTGTCAGGCGGAAAATCCTTGTGGTTTTCCGTCACGATAATCTGGGCAGAGCATTTGATGGCAGCCGCCAGAACATGTCGGTCGTTTTCATCCGGAAGAGTCAGGCCCGGGATGAGGGGCGCGTAGCCGGTGACAAGGCATTCATCGAAGGCAGCACGGATTGCCGCCTCCTGCTGGCGAACGCTGTCTTCCAGTTGCGGTTTGTTCCGGATCAGGTTGCGCGTCCATTCATCAAGAATTTCATCGGTGAATCGCGCCCGAAACAAACCGGCATGCGCAAAGCTGAACAGGACATCGCGCGTCCGGAACGGGTAAAGGACATTGGCATCAAGAATGACGACAAACGGATTGGCAACGAAACTCATGCCCGATCATATTCCTGACCAAGCCGTGACAGTTCGCGCAGGGTTTCTTCCTGTCGGCGCGCCTTGTTTTCCTTGTATTCCATCAGGGCTTTCAGGGGGACACGCCGGTGCTTTCCGACTTCCTCGAAGGAGATCTCGCCCTTTTTCAGAAGGCCGGTCAGATAGGGGCGCGAAACATTCAGCATGTCAGCCGCCTGCTGGGTGGTCAGCATGGTGCCCACGGGAACCAGCGTCACCATGTTGCCGTTGCTGACATGGCCGAGCAACTCGATAATCAGCTCGCCAACCGCAGGGGCAATCTTGACCAGATCACCGTTTTCGCCGGAAACCTTGAGGCCGCCATCCAGTTCCATCGCCACAGCAATGGCGGTGGCGGCATGGGCGGCACTGTCGATTTCCTCGGCGGTCGGAAGCCGATCCATGAGGCTATTGTGTTCAAGTTTTTCAGCGGCATTTGCCATCGGGTCTCTCCCTTTTCTTACCTGTCTATATGCACATGAATCGCGCAATAACAAGTGTAATAACAGAATTAAGTGAAATAACCGTAACCACATCTGACTGATAAACCCATGCCCACACCCCGAGAAACCATCCTGCAAGCCCTGCTTGCGGCGCTGCAAACCATGCCCGCTGCCACCGTGCTGCGCGAAGAGGTACTGCCCGAGCGCCTGCCTTTTGCTGGCCTCGTGATCCTGCGCGACGGCGACCCCGGAACGCCAGAGGTCACGCTGTCACCGCTGCAATACCATTATGAGCACCGAGTCGAGGTCGAAGTAATCGTGCAAGGAAAGACCGCTGCCGCGCGGGCCACTGTCTTTGACACCCTGTTGCAGACCATCGGCACCGCCCTTGCCTCCGACCGCACTCTGGGCGGGCTTTGCGACTGGCTGGAAGCACAGGCCCCGCAACCGGTTGATATGCCGGTGGAAGGTGCTGCGGCCCTCAAGGCCGCAACTATTCCGGTCATTCTGACTTACACCACGGATGATCCTCTCGGCTGACCCCCGTGGAACGATCTCCACCAAAACAAGGAAAACACTATGGCACGCGCACAAGGCGCGCGGTCGCAACTCGCGGCTGCGTTCGAAACAACCTATGGCACCGCTCCGGCAAGCGGGTATTTCCGGATGCCGTTTGCCAGCGCATCACTGGGGGCGGAGCAACCGCTGTTGACCTCCGAACTGCTGGGCTACGGCCGCGATCCGCTGGCCCCGATAAAGGATGCGGTAACGGCGGATGGTGATGTGGTGGTGCCGATCGATGCCGAGGCGTTCGGCTTCTGGCTCAAAGCGGCGTTCGGCGCGCCCGTCACCACCGGCACCACCAACAAAACCCACACCTTCAAATCCGGCGGCTGGACCCTGCCGAGCATGGCCATCGAGGTTGCCATGCCGGAAATCCCCCGTTTTGCCATGTATACCGGCTGCGTGCTGGATCAGCTCTCGTGGCAGATGCAGCGCTCGGGCCTGCTGACCGCCACCGCCAAGCTGATCGCCCAGGGGGAAAACGTGGCCACAACCACGGCTGCTGGCACCCCTACCACATGGACCCTGCAACGCTTCGGGCATTTCAACGGCTCGATCAAACGCGGTGGCACGGCGCTGGGCAATATCGTCACGGCCGACATCCAGTATGCCAACAATCTCGACCGGATCGAGACCATCCGCGCCGATGGCCGTATCGACGGGGCCGACCCGTCCAATGCCGCGCTCACCGGCCGGATCGATGTGCGCTTTGCCGACACCACCCTGATGGATCAGGCGCTGAACGGCACGGCGGCCAGTCTGGAATTTGCCTACAGTATTTCGGCCAATGTCAGCCTGAGCATCACCGCCCACGAAGTCTATCTCCCCCGCCCGCGCATCGAGGTGCAGGGGCCGCAGGGCATTCAGGCCAGCTTTGACTGGCAGGCCGCCTTTAACGCTACCGCCGGGCAAATGTGCACGGTTGTCCTCAAAAACCAGATTGCGAGCTACTGATATGCTGAAACTGAACCTGTCCAATAAACCCGCGTGGCTGGACCTTGGCCACCGGGTGCGTGTCCGCCTGCTGCCTCTGACGACGGCGCTGATGGTAGCGGCGCGCAACGATCCTGCGGTTTCGGCTCTGCCCGGGGATGCGGGCGACGAACAAAGCGCGCTGGTGTTCGCCAAGGCGCTGGGCCGTATTGCCATTACCGACTGGGAGGGCGTGGGCGATGAGGACGGCCAACCGGTTGACGTCAGCCCCGAAGGCATCGACGCGCTGCTGGATGTCTGGCCCCTGTTCGAGGCTTTCCAGACCGAATACGTCGCGGGTGGTCTGTTGCTGGATCAGGAAAAAAACGTCTCGTCGCCCTTGCCGAATGGGTCCTCGGCGGGGGCGATGGATACTGCGACGCCTGCGAAAACACCTGCGAAACCTGCCCGCAAATCCTGAACCGGCCGCAGACCTATGTGGGCATACAGATATGGGATCTGGTCGGTCGTCTTGGCGGGCAACTGCGCCTGTCGCCATCCGGCACGATTACCGGCTGGGATTTCGGCGCGGCGCTGGGCATGGCGGCGGCGCTCGGGATCGATCCCGCGCCGGTCGCGGAAATCCTGCCCGCGATCGAAGCGGTGATGGTGCGGAAGTTAAACGAGCAAAGCGGATCAGGCAGCCTCGAGGGGAACGATATCTGAAACGTCGACACTCTCGCGGGCTTTCGCAAGATCATAGGCGCGCTGCAGGTTCATCCAGAACTCCGGCGTATTGCCAAAGAAGGTGGCAAGCCGCATTGCCGTGTCCGCCGTCAGGGATGTCTCGCCCTTTACCAGCCGCTCAACGCGGGTGCGCGGGACATTCAGGCGTTTGGCCAGCGCAATAGAACTCATTTCCAGAGGATCAAGATAAAGCTCTTTCAGAACCTCACCAGGATGGGAAGGGTTTTTCAGGATAGTCATATGATGCCCTTTCAATGGTAGTCCACAATTTCAACGTCGGCCGGTCCCTGATCGGTCCAGGTAAAGCAAATACGCCACTGGCCATTGATACGAACCGAATGTTGCCCCGCCCTGTCGCCTCTCAGTTCCTCGAGGTGGTTTCCCGGTGGAAACCGGAGATCCTCGATAACGGTTGCCGCATCCAGAGCGGAAAACATGGCACGCGTTCGCTTCACCAGATTGGCGGGAAAGCCTTTGCCATACCGGTCACTCACTGCGCTGGCGGCCAGCTTGCCCTTGGTGCTTATGATCATGGGAATGATGCGTATCACAACATGATACATATTGCAAGTGCCTTGTCGGTAGCGAACGCTTAACTACGGGAAAATAAATCATGGCTGAAAAACGGGTATCCGTCCGCCTTGCCGCGGTGGGCGGTGGGCGGTGACAAGGTCAAAGCCGAGTTTGAAGGCATCGGCAATGCGGGCCAGCGCGGGATACGCAAGGTATCGCGCGAGGCCGAGATTGCCAATGCCCGTCTGGCCCGCTTTGCCCGCCGCG